TGGACTTTCGTATATTAACGATCTAAGTTTGCTTGGAGCGATCAGAGTATCTACTGATCCTAAAAACTCACATTCAAACTCAACTTTAAACTGTTGTTCGGATGTGTTGGCAATCGTTTGTTTTTTCCATTCCTCATCTCTTCCGGGAACTTCACTCCAATGAACATCCGTGAATACATATTCATTTTTACCTTTTTCGGCATCATGCCACATGCGGTAGAAATGATTCATACCATGTGGGGTTGAAACTATGATTACTTTGGTCTGTTTACCTGAAGTAATCGTTGGATATACCGATGCAAAGAATGAATCTGCAATGTGATTCGGAACGAACGCAAATTCGTCCAAAAATAGAATGTTGAATGACATACCACGAACCGCAGAAGCAGAAGTAGAAGCAGCCAAGATCTTACTTCCATTCTCAAGTTCAAGAGAACCCTTGTTCCAAGATATGATTCCTTGTTGCATCCATTTTGGTAAGTTTTCATAAGCGGTCTGTAACCTATCCAGGAGCTCCCTGGCTGTCGCTGCTTTGTTTGCTAGGATACCTATGTTAACATTATCGTTAAACACAGCATAATGGAGCAGGAAGGACACTACAGTGGTTGATTTACCAGTCTGTCGTGGCATCTTGCAGATATTAAATCTGTGATTATGAAAGTTATTGATTAACTTCTCTTGGAAATGATATGGTTTAAATATTTGAAGACCGTGATCCAAGGTCACAATCTTTACATAATTATTTGCAAAATAAACAGGATCATCTTTACACTTAACAAACTCAAGAATTTGCTCTTGCGTAAACTCAATCGGAGTATTCGCTTTTTTTAAAAGAGGATTACCAAGATAAACATCATTTGACATAATAAATCAATCCTATATTAACAGTTCCAAGCTCTGAGAGACTTGTTAATTCTCGAATCTGGATCGTTAGCTGTTTTTGCTGATGTTAGTTTCTTTTTCATTCCAGACATACGAGCACAAAAACTTTTTCTACGCGGATTTCCAACTTTTTTTGATGGTGCTTTGAGATCACTTCCCGGATTTTCACGCTCATACGATTTGCGTCCTTTTTCGTTGAGTCCACCCTCTTTATTCTTACCTGCAGAGCGTTGCCATGCAGCAACTTCTTCCAACTCAACTTCTTCCCCCATCGGTTTCACATAGTTTCTATTTGGACCAAGCTTTGCTGCACTTCCTCCTTGTGGACCGAATGCTTGAATAAGTGGTTGCCCAGGTTGTATTTCCGAGACTGTATGGTAAATTACATTAGATCCTGGATAAACTTTCTGCAGTTCATCAGTTATTTCTCTTCTTGTTGGAACCTTTGTTTGTGGGAAGAACATTCTGAGGGAATAGTATTTTCCTCTCCAAGAAAGAGTAACTGCAATAACATTGCCTATTTGAGATTGAAGTCTCGTTGCTTCTTCTATTTGCGATTTAAATCCTTTAATTGGTTCTGGTTTAATCAGATCAACAACTTCAGCAAAGGTATTTCCATCAGCATCTTCAATAGTTACATCTTCTGCTTTTACGCAACGGTTATAGGTTTTTCCAAATAACTTTTGAGTTCCTTTCTTTTTATATCCTGACCAACACTTCATTTCATCCATAATTTTATCAACTAATTTTTGTTCCTCCATCTCCCCACTCGCAATATAATCTGCTGCAGTGTCAATATAATCCGCTGCTTTAGTGATTTTTGATTGTACCCATGCTTCCAAATCTCCTTCGCCCTTTCCCACTTTCATTTGAAGTCTCTTTACTGCATCTTCAATGGTTTTGAGTTCTGATCTTGCCATCGAATACTCTTCATCTTTAACGGAAACTTTATCCCACGCTTTTCCACCATAAGAGCACTCTGATCTAGATTCTCTTTTATCGCATAATGGGCAATATCTCTTCTCTTCAACTGCCTCCGATTTATTCCCCCAGTTATCCGCACCAACTTTACGGCATTTAACGAGTGCTCCTGAAGCATATGCACTTGGCCAAACATCATAGCGAGTCTTTACTTTATGATAGCAAGCATCTTTTTTGCCGCTACCTTTTCCTTTTTTATCAGCCTCTTCGTTCATTTTCTTCTTCCTTCCTTGGCAATGGGCTCTTTGAGAAAATCCTTTGGGGTTGTCACAATCTATTGATTTTTTATATTTATCCGACCACTCTTCTTCAACAGATTTTTTAGGTTTATCTGTACTGACATATGTTGGTTTTGCTGCACCCGACTTTTGCTGTTGACCGGGATCTGCTGCTTTCTTTCTTCTTGCTGCCGACAATCTTTCCGATGGTGTCATACTTGCTCTTTTAGCAGAAGAAACGCATTTTGGCGTCCCTTCTCCAGGTTCATCACTTGCACAAGTGCCACCTGTTACAACATTAACCCAACCCGATTTTCCATCTTTTGATCTAGACTTACCAAACCAATCACGAAGACCTTCTTCATTAACATCTTTAAATTTCCTGTGATGCTTTTTAGCATCTGCTTCCATCTTTTTTAGGCGAGTATAATAATCTGGTATTTCGTCTAAGTGTTGGAGAGCAATATCCATCGCAAGTTCATGGTCCTTAGTATGCTCATGCTCAATGGGTTCTCCCATATCAAGTTGCTTTTGTATAAAAGAAACATCCAGACGATGCTTCTTTGCAATTTCTTCAACTGTTTTATGGGATTTAATCTTAGGCATTAATATAAAGTCTTTTTTTATATTTATTTCCTAAGACTCTCCAAACTCTTTTTGCTTTAAAAGTTTTGCCAACTCTGCAGTTGATCCGACAAAAAGTGCATTATTAACTGTAGTTGGTCCTTTTTGATTATCCTGCTCCATATCTTTTAACTTCTTCTGGAGATCCATTAGTTTGTCAGTAGCATCTGCAACATTTTTTATCAGTTGCCCAGCTACTTCATAAGCACGAGGCATCTCACTTTCTTGAGCCAATTCAAGAATTCCGTTTATTGCTTCTTGTCCCTTTTCTATTAATGAATAAAGATTTCCTCTTGTGTATTCATAATCTTTTTTTACATCTTCATTTGCTGACGCAGTTTTTTCAATCTTTTCTACTATTTCTTCTTTTTCGGAAGAAACAATGGTGCCTTCAATATTAAAGGTATCATTTAAACTATCAAACTTTTTTGTCATTTTCATATTCAACTAGTTAATCCACTAAATCCAAAATCATCTCCCTCTGGTATGAGAGTATTGTCTGTTGTAGTTATTGATTTTATTTCTGATCCTGATAGATGTGAAGTGATAGTTGTATCATCCCTACCCCTATCAACTGTTAAAATATTTCCTGATTTAGATCTTACATATAACTCTTCTCCTTCCAGATCAATGTATGTATTAACAGAAATACCACTAGCATCATTTACTGTAACTAGAATATCTTCTGGCCCAATATCTTTAGATAGGTTTGTAAGTACAATGCCAGTATAGTTTTTGATCGCTCTTGGCGTAGATGAATAAACGACATTTCTGGTTGGATTGTCTGTAGATTCTCCAGTAATGTAACTGATTGTAGTTTTCTTGATAATATCTTTTGTTGCCGTGGATACTGGACCAAATAGATATGTCTTTGCAGTAAATCTTAGAGTATAAATCAGAACTCTTCTAGTAGTAAAATTGCCTTCATAATCATCCTGCATTGTAATGTTTTCCAAAATAACAGGAATATCTCTTTTTTCATTGATGGAATCTACTAGTTCAACAGTTATATTATATGATGGTTGAAAATAAGGCAGTATCTGTTCTGTGATTTGTAGGGCATCATCGTTCAGTTTTGCCATTATTGCCAGTTCAAACTGAAGATTATATGGAACTGGCATGTATGCCTTTTTAGTTATAGATCCATCCGTAGAATCTTTTGTTGTAAAAAATTGAGTAGTGGAAACTTTTCTTGATGAGTCATAAGTCAATCCAGTTAATTCAAATGACATTCTTGGAAGTGTAATTTGAACTGGTTTGCTTAGATCTGGAGATTGCTCAAGTCTAGATAAAAACTTTTGAGTTGGACCGTATGCTAAAGGAACCTTAATAACACTAGATACACCTCCGTTAGAATCATAATGTTTAATGGTTACATTATTAAACAGAGATCCAAATGCGATAACCGTCTTTCTTAATATTTCGTGATAAAAATAATCAAACATGGTTTTAATATCTAATATTACTAATGAACATAATAACTTCTATTTATATTTACGGCATTCCAAAGGGATTAACCACTGAAAAATCTATGATCTTATCTGCCTCGGTTTCTATATCAGTATTATCTGCATATCCATCATTAACAACATCAGTATTGACTAGTCTTACTTTATAAGATGCTGAGGAAGCAGATCCAACGATAGTTTCTCCAGTAACAAATTCTCCATCAACTGTTGCAACTTCCAGTTTATTAGTAATCACATTCCAAGAACGAACTCTTGCTGTAGTTCCACTAATAGATCCAACAACTAGTTCATTAAACTGATATGTGCCTATTCCAGAAGTAAATGGTGAAGATATTGTTATTGTTGGTGCTTGGGTATATCCAAGACCAGAGTTAGTTATCTGAATGGATGTTATGTTTCCTGCATCATTTACTATTGCAGTAGCAGCAGCAGAAACTGAAGATATTCCAGTAAATGTTATTGAAGGAGATGTTGTATATCCTGATCCCACATTTGTCATTGATATGATACCAACAATGCCATCACCTATAGTTGCTGTAGCTGCTGCTCCCGATCCCCCACCACCAATAAATCTAACTCCGGGGGCAGTTGTATATCCGAATCCTGGATTTATGATTCTTACATTTTGAACAGACTTTGCTGCTGGGTTGATATTATCATTACATGCAACTATACCACCAATCATAACCGCAGTTGCTATTCCAGTTGTTCCTCCCGATGGTGCAGATGATATTCCAACCCTTGGAGTATCAATATATCCCCCACCACGATTAGTTACCGTTATAAATCTGATTCCGCCGTTGACAATAGAAGTAACTAATGCTGTAGCAGTGACGCCAACTCCAACCATTGTTAAAGTTTGTATTGGTCCAAGAGCAGTGGATCCAGAATCTAGATTTGTACCGATACCCGATAAAACATCATCAATTTCATCAACTCCAGTATCAATAACCTCATCTTCATATCTAAACAGTTCGCACCTTAGTTCGTAAGTGTAGTTCTTTTGGAGTTGATA